AAACACCGTTTGCATCTAATCTTGCTTTTTCAGCCCCTCCAACTTGAAACACAGCGTGTGAAGTAACATTGTAATTTATTGCTACAGCACCGCCTGTATCTCCAAAAGAAACGTGCCCTCTTACATCAAGTTTTTGTGTGGGAACTTGTGTACCAATACCCAGTCCCGTTGAGGTTAAACGCATTTTTTCAGTGCCTGCGGTTTCAAATTTCATAAATCCAGACGCATCTAGATGAATTTTTTCATTTGAATCACTACTTACTAAAATTAAATTACTTGCACCTACAACTCTATCATTTACATAAGCATAGCCACTTAAATGTAAGTCTTGAAAACGATAAGAAGAATTTCCTATATCAACAGCATTGTCAGTTAAACTTCCTGCGCTGAGAGGAGCAACTACATTTGTACCTAAATACACACCGGCATGATTAGACGCAGACCCAGCAATGTATAAGTTGTCGCCACTGTCTACACCAATCGCTCCAACGAGGCTCGAGTCCTTTCTTAACTCTATTAAGTTTCCGTTTCCAGTAAGACGATTAACTTGTAAAGCAACATTATTATCTCTCACAAAAGAACCTGATCCATTGCTTTGAAATCTTATTCCTGCGGAAGTATCGTTATCTGCTGTTTTGCCTATTAGTAGATTCCCGCCCGCTGTCAGCCTAGCTCGTTCCAAAGTGTTTGTGAAAAATAAAAAAGGTTCATTTACAAGATTTCCTATATAGGAAAAATTTGAACCATTATCATGAGAAAGAGTAAATGCTCGATCACCATTGTCATCTTCAAAATCAATTCGCTGACCTTTGTTATTGACAGCATTTGTAAGACGAAGAGTTGTAACCCCTGTATTTGGAGCAACTTTAGATATTTCTACCGCGGCATCTCCATTTGGACTTGTTTCACCAATACCAAATTGACCATTATTATTAATTCTTACCCTCTCAACACCACCCGTCACTAAACCAATATGGTTAAAGTCTGGAAAATATATACCTGTATCTGTATCTGCTAAAACGTGGATGGCGGGAGTAGCGACATTACCTAACGATCCAACACCAAACCTTGAGTTTGTTTTAATGTCATTGTCAACGAGAAGACCGCCCGCATTTGTGACAGTCGTTGTACCAATGGTAACTCCTCCATTATGTGCTAGAAAAAGTCCCTCCGTTAGATTCGTGCCACCATCGCTTGTGGTATAAAAACCAAGACGACAATCACTTGCGCTTGGCCCACCTGACGCTCTAATTGCAGCATGAGGCCCATTGCCACCAATTCCTAGTTCCCATGCGATTCCCAAGTAATCATTGACATTATCTGCACCTGATTTTAAATAAACGATGTCTTCACTATTAATTGTTGAACTCGTGACAGAGAGCTTGGAATCGCATGATGTTGTACCAATACCAACATTATTAGTGTCTTTTTCTATAAATAATCCGTCTGTTCCGTCTGCTCTTAAATGAATAGAATTAAATGCAGTCCCCGCTGTATCTTGCCCGTTGATTCGATATTCATCGCCTGATTCGATTGAAAATTGTAATCCTGAACTGTTACTTCCAAACTCTATGTTTCCACTTCCGTCAATTGCAAACCGAGTGTTGCTACCCAATGTTCCGCTATCTGCAATCTCAAAAATATTTGCATTTACACCAATAGAATATAAATTGCCTCCTTGGTTAAACTGTATTTGTGGATCACCGCCACTAGCGCCTATGCTCACTGTTCCTGAACCACCTACATCTCTTACAAACTGCGCGATAGGGTTACCCACACCCCCGCCAGTAACCTTCAAGGCGACAGTATTTGCATCTTGATCAATTCTTAATTTTGCGTCTGGACTAGCTGTACCTATACCAATATTTGCGTCATGATCAATTCTCAATGCTTCATCTAAGGTGGTGTCATTTTGAGAAACTAGAAATGCTAACCCTGTACTTGAATCTGTATCAGTATCGCTTTCTCTCATTGCCGCGATAGATGCGCCAATCAGACTGTCACCAGAACTGCTATTGCCTGCTAATTTAAACTGCACACCAATGCCTGATGCCGTTGTCTGATTTACAGTATTCCCAACATCTGTGCCTGCCACGATAAGAGGATATTGAATTTCGTCAGCGGTAATTTGTTTGGTGGTGCTGATGACACCACTAGAGATAGTTCCTGCATTGACAGCACCGCTTAGATGTAAATCTTTGTATTTATAAGTAGATGTACCTAAGTCAATAGCGGCACTAACTCCCGATCCATTATCTCTGCAAGGGTAATATGCTCTTCCTGTTCCAGATGTATGACCAAAACCTAAACCTACATCTGAAGAACTATTGTTAAAAGCTATATAAAAATTAGTTTGTGAATCTTGCGAGTAAGTACCAATACCTCCAACATGTGCGGTATCTGAAAAAAACTTTATCAAATCTCCTAAATTTGATTTTCGATTAATGACAACAGGTATTTCTGAACTAGAGGTGGCAACTACTGCATGATTTGATGAACCACTTCGTAACTCTGCACCTGTGTTTGCTGTTCCACTAGAAGTCTTACCGACAAGCAAGTTTCCTGTAAGATCGAGCCGCATCCTTTCAGATGTATTTGTAAAGAACGACATAACTTCATTGTTTTGCTCGTACCTTATTTGACCTTGTTT